GGCGGTTAGCCTTCCTCACATGTCGACCCTCACGCATAATATGCGTTTGATTAGACATTACCCTCTAGTAGGAGCCGTGATGAGATGACCCGTTCTCGATATACCTATTCACTTGGCCCAAAAGGCTCGGTGGAAAGATTCGGAACGGTGTACTGGAATGAGTCGCCGGTATCTGATGAATCAACGTGCGTGGACGAAGTTGGTCCAGGCGATTGTGGATTCTTTCAGGTTGACCGGATTACCGGCTCAGGTGGCCTTATTAATAATGTTCACAAAGGGGAGAAAAGTTATTTTCGCCCTTATGCGGACAATTATGTCTGTGCAGCCATAGTGGCGGCAGGCAAGGCCTCTTATCCTTTCATCTCTTCATATCCTGGGGAGAAGTCGAGTGCTGAATACGCTACTCAACTTCAAGCTCGAACCAACCCGAGTCGTCCTTATGTGGACATACCCGTGCAGTTGGCCGAGATGGCTGAGTTACCTCTGCTGGTTAAGAAAGCGGGTGATTCCGTAATCAAAAACCATGCAAGTGACTTTCTCTGGTTACAATTTGGCTTAGCGCCATTAATCAGAGATGTCCAAAAGCTTGTGAAGTTCGCCGACGCCGTTCATAGGCGTATGGATGAAATTAACAGGCTTAAAGGCAAGACAGGCCTCAGGAGGTCGATCGATTTGGATAGTCTGACAGCTAGTACATCAAATAATATAGTGATGAATAGCTTCATGATCTATGTTGAACGAATGTGTGAAACAGTCGGTCAACGTAATATTAGAGGTCACGCCAGGTGGATGCCTGACGTCGACTTTTCTAAGATTACCCAACGCGAAATGGTTGCGCTAGCCAAACGCTCATTATTGGGCGTTACATGGGACTTCTCCACTATGTGGGAAGCATGCCCATGGTCATGGCTAATAGATTGGTTTTCCAATGTAGGCGATTTCTTAAAAGCCTCTAGGAATATCATTCCTGCGCATTGCATCGGCCTTTGGCTGATGCGCCATACACATTGCGACTCAAGAACTGATCAATGGTCTAGTGATGAGCATCGTTTAGATGCTACTCACGTAACTAAAGATCGGAAGGAGAGATACTATGTGTCGACGGGTCTTACAGCTCAGTTCCCGTTTCTCACGGGATCACAACTGGGTATCCTTACCTCATTAGCGATAATGAAGGGAATGTGATATCCTTCCATTATCACCAGCAATGGTGCTGGTGAGGTAAGAATAGGAGTAGAACCATGTTCGCAGATCCTGCAGTGGTCACCATCAATTCGGTGGCCAAGAATCTCGTTCGTATCAATCAGGATAAGTACTCGAGTGAGTATCTTCTCCGGACGGCTACGGAAGAGCATCGGCTCAACATTCGGAATACTTCGTATACTGACAAGAAGCGTGGTGTGGTCATTGACCGTCACAACGCCGAGCTTGTCCATACGGTGTTTCCCGTGTCGCCAGCCACCCTTTCAACAGTTCGAAAGGTCTACGCAGTTATCGAGAATCAACGGGGTGATACCCTCGTTGACCCTCGAAACGTAGGGTTGGGATTGCTCGCTTTTCTCAATAGCGGCAACATCGACAAGTTGATGAATCAGGAATCGTGATCGAAAGATCACGTGAGAACTTCCTGAAACCGCAGCATGATCTGTGGCTTGGATATAACCCTCCAGAATAGGAGATTATATGAAAAGCCAAGTTAATGCTCTACTCTATGTCGTCGGAGGCATCCTTACGGATGTCCAACGAGCGTACCCAGAGCTAAAGGATAGTCTTTCTCGTGATAGAGGGAGACTCACCCTTTACTGTCAAAGTAGAGGCGAGGGATTGTTTACCCTTGACCTTCCTCATTTAGAGTCACTTTTACTAAGTGCACTCGAAACGGGGCGCCTTATCTTAGAAGGACCGCTAAGTAAGCGGGTTTCATCTAAGACCCTAGTGCCGAAATTATATTCGGGACTATGGTTGCGCATCTTTGACAGAAACTCTTGTCTAAAGCAGGAGCCTGATGTCAATGCAATATTCTTTCTGAGACAACTTCTTGTCATAGGAAAGCGTATTGAGGTACCTTGCTCCGATGATCGCATAGCAGCGAAAATAGGAGAGTACCATGACATCGAACGGAAACTTCGTCGGCCAAGTTTTTCTTGGCAATACGACGAATTCCGACCACTATTGGATGCCTATCATCAGCCAGTTGGCGATGAGTGGACTTCCAGAGATCATGGTCAGTTTGACCATGATTCTGATTTCCAGCTTGATCTACCTCTTGATGCCAACTCTGTTGGACATCAGTGTGTCGACCTCGAAGGAATCAGAAACAAGTGGTTTGGACGAACGGTCTATGAACTTCAGTCCGTACATCTTGTACAGGCGGTTGATCATGTCTACTCGTCTGTTAACCGTTTCGGTGATTTGTTTCATGAAGAAGCAAGTCCCGAACAAGAAAGACAGCGATTAGAAGACGTTCATCTGCTCAATCAAATCCAAAAGGTTGCGGATTTGATATTCGGTACCTTTGACTCTTTCGATCCAATCGTTTATAGTGATTGGTTGTTCGAAAGAGGTGAGGGTATCGGCTTTAGACATGGCCCTGGTGCTGTTGCTGAAAAGTTGAAACAACATGAGAAATCATGTTTTCCAAACTGGCCAGCAAAGCTTGATAGAGTATTCCCATATGAGACTTGTGGTAAAACCATAGGATCTCCAATGGGTCGCCCTTCTTAAAGAGGTGGCGTCTAGACTGATTTGTGTTCCGAAGACCGCAAAAGGTCCTCGACTGATTGCCGCAGAG